CATAACAACGCATTTTTGGATATAACTTCTTAGCCAATTCATATGACTCTTTAGAACCATCATCACGAAGCTTGTTAATCAATTCTTGAATTGGGTCAGGCTTGTTAAATTGATATGGGGCCAACAAACCAGCATTATTACCAATATTGTAATAAAACATCAATTCTTTAAAAGGTTGACCTTCATTGTTTGGGAAGGATAAGAGACGCACTTGATAATCTTGACCTTCTTCAGGACGCCAAGAAATATTCTTCTTAGAAGAAACACCAGTAATTTGATTAAGTTTTTTACGCAAGGCAGATAAATCGATTGCCATAATTTTTTTCCTTTGTTTGTTTTTCTAAAATATTAAAATCTAAATTTTTAATATGTTTTATTATATTTTTAGTTTGTTACTTTTACTATTTTTTTTTAATTTTTTTTACTTTACTCTTTTAAACACATTAGGGTTAGCATTCCAACACGCCCCCTTAATAATATCAAAACCATTATTCTTCAAATACTCTTTCACTATCTTTCGCATCTGTGGTCCTTTTACAAACTGAGTTTTATCATCTGTTTGATATTCCCAAAAATGCCCGATCGATTCATCCGGTGTCCAACTAAACCCATCCACCGACATACACAATAATCCTCCCACCTTCGTCATCTGCATCAATTCTCTAACATAATCAAGCGGCGCTGTCATATGTTCCACACACTGCAATGATAACACTACATCATATTGATTTTGTCGAGTAATATCCTGCTTCGGTGTAATAAATCCTTCAGACTGACAGGTTGATAACAGAGATTGCGCTTGAAATGTGACATTATTATAAAATGAAACATCCTGACAACCTGAGGCAATTAAATCTAAAGTTGTTAAACCATTGCCATTCCAATCATCAAAATAAGATAACTGCTGCCAATTATAACCATTCAATTGTAAATAACGCAACACATGCCCAATCGAGCCTTCAGATACAGATAAATAACAATCCACTAAATCCCATTGATAGTCAGGATTACTATACGCTGTAAAATCTGTACAATTTGATTGGGCCCATTGTTGAGTAACAGCTGCCTTTTGAGGTGAATTAAAAACATATTCCTTTACAGCTTTTAAAGTCATAGTGTTAATAGAGGGATCATTCAATAAACGTGAGATAGTTCTTAATTTTAAATCTTTTTTCATTATTAGCCTTAATGTTAAAGTTAAGTTATATTTTAAATTTTAAAGTGCGTTTTACAATTTTTATTTATAAATAGGCACAATTCAGGAAATTCAGGTTCAGGAAGCACAAAAAATTCAGTTTTGGTCCACGTAATAGATATAGATAGATATTACTGTATTTGCTTATTTTTCTTTCAATTCACAGGATTTTTTACCAATATCATGACAATATTGTACTTTAATTTTATCTTTCTTTTCAATATAAGCCTTTAAGAGACGATGATTACCGTCTAAGATCTTATCATCTGGAGAAAGAATAATTGGAAATTTAAAATCAGCTTTCAATGCTCTATCATAATGGTCAATATAATCACCGAAAGTTAATTTACCTTCCCAGGTCCAAGGATCTTCATCACGAGTTTTATTAACTAATTCAGAAACTGACATCTCTTCGATAGGATATTTGTCATGATCTTTCATAATTTTGAGCAAATCGCCCACATAATAGGATTTATCTTTATAATCAAAAGTACTACCCTTGTCAAAAGCATAATCGGTAGCTTCAAGTAAAATTTTTATATATTTTTTAAGTAAACCTGCCATATAATATTCCTTTTAATATTATATATCTTTTTTTCTGAATTCTATTTCCCGATTTAGATACCAGAGAGCTTTCGTTAAATCATCTAAATCACTTTCGCCAGCTTTTTTACCAGCTCGAAGGACATATTTAATGACATTGCCTAAGCTGAAATTCAGATCGTACATTTCAATGATGTCAATAGGAGTTACTGTGTTTTGGTAGTGTTGTGGGTTGGCTTTGTCCATTACGTTTTTTCTTCTTTCTGCGTTTGGAAATCATGTAAGGGGCTGGGGCGCTATAACCAGCGACGGCTCCACCGCCTAAAGTCATGGATTCCCTTAAAAGTTGTTCATAAATTTTGAGTAATAAATTTTCGTTCATATTATAATCCTGTTTTAAGATTAATTATGACTCCAGCAATTGTCGAGATAAATATTTTTCTCTTTCATAGGCCATATCAATGGCATGAATACATAATTGCACCATTTGAGAAACATTATGTAGATAAAATCTGTTTTCTTCAAGATGAAAACCAGTGCTACAGAGAATCCCTATCATTTCTTCAGTTGTTAATTGTACTCCAAAATGTTGTAATAGAAAAAGAGTGCGATGAGGTACTGACATTTTAGGGCAGCGTGGATTATAATCGTAGAGTTGACCTAGTTTATTGCGATGCCATTCACTTTTTTGTTCAATGAATTGATCGTTTTCTAAATCACCTAGTCTCCCTAAAGGAAATAGTAAAGTAATTATGGCTAGGGATTTACGAGACATCTCCAGAATTTCAGTATCTAAATTTTTAGCCATTTTATTAGCAAATCGGAAAGAGTCGAGGGCAAAGCGTAGGATGCTGCCAGGTCCACAATAACCATCTTCGATTTTAGTGGAATAAGTGGAGATTAAGAGTCGTTCGCCGAGTTCATTAATCATTTGATCGAGTTGGGGATTTTTAAAGAGAGCAATATAGTTGCTATATTGAGTGAATAAATCAGCTAATTCATTTTCATTCATGATATGATGAGCCATGATTAAATCTTTCTGTGAGAAATAGTTTCGATATTTAAAGGAAAGTGACCGAAGTCTTTAAAATTATAACCACCATTAATTAATTTTACAAATTTTTCTTTACTATTTTGAGCTACATCGACTAGCATTGCATCGTGAATCAGAGCTAGTGGTAGCATTTCCTCATTGAATTGTTCAGTAAACCATAAAAAGCCAGCCAATGCCACATCCACTGCCGTGCCTTGAATGTAACCGTTAAGAACTTGATGTAGATGCACATCTGGTGACCATTTAATTGGGCGGCCAAAGTGCGTCTGGTGATATCCAGATGCGTCACGTTGCATCGCAAGAGATAAAATATAGTTTATATTAAAATACTCTAAAACTTTCAACCTGATAGCTCTGGATTTATCTGCTGCAAATTCACCGATGGCCATTTCTTCACCTAATCCATATAAGATTGAGATAACAGCTCGTTTCATAACGGTACGATCGACAGGAAAATCTAAACTGTCGCAAATATCTTGGTAAATATCATCAGGGGCCGTTAAATTTGCAATATAACGAGCAACTCTCGGTTCCAAGGATTTAAAATCAATCATTAAGATTTCACCTTCTGAAAAACGACTCTTTAAAATATTACGATATTTCTTAGGTAAATTCATGATTTTCGCCCCATGACTGACGCTGAGACGTCCTGTAATAATTTCGGAACGTGTATATTGAATTTTTTCATCATCTTTAAAGGTATTTAATAAAGAAATATTCCCGTCATGTTTTTCCAATTTCTTATAAACCCCTAATAGGAGTCGATCGATTTTTAAAGGATGCAAAACGCCAAAGAGTCTGGCATTATTTAACAATAATGTCGCATAATTTTTAGTATCTTTCTTTTTAATATTGTGAATAATCTCCTGACGTTCTTTTTCATAATGAGATAAAAAATGATCAGGAATAGAATGTTTATGAAAAGGTAATTGATATTGAGTAAAGAATTTTTTAAATTTTAAAAAAGGTTCTTGCTCATCAAATAATTGATAAATCTCTTGCATATAATAACTTAAAAAAATTAATTTGTTGTAACATCGAATAACTCTACATCTATTATTTTACGCTGAAATATCTCTTTATACACGTTTATAATATTAATTGTGTGTAACTGATCCGGCGTCATTGTAATGCTCTTATAAATTTCAGATGGTGTATAATTCAATACATGATAACCTGGCGTAAAGCTTGAAGTCATAAAAGTTTTTAAATACTTACAATGAAATGATATATCATAATAATTAGAAATTTGATTATTATTAGTTGTGACAGTTACATCACCATATTTTGTTTGAGTTTTCTGTTCAATATTAATAGTTTTTTCATTATCAATACAATTTTGATAATATAATAATCTAGCATCATCATTCGTACTAGTATTTGTTACAAAATTAGTTGTTATAATATTCTTATTATTAACATCCTGACTTGCATTTGAAATTAAAAAATTATATTCAACTTCGTTTGCGTTAAGAAATTTTAAATCATTACCCACTCGCATTAAAGTTAAAGGATTTATATCATATTCCATATTTTGTTCTATTTTATAAATTCCTTTACTCATTTTATTATTATCTGTAAAATAATCATTTAAAAATGATGAATAAGAAAATTGTTTTGATTTCTCGGTTGCATTAATAATCTGATTAGGTATGACGTAATAATCACAATCAAAATAAGTCTTATCAACGCTACTTAAACCTGATGTTAACCAATCATTATCAAAAGCCTTATCATTTATAAGTGGGGTTGTTAATATTGAATTTCCACTTTTAGTATATACAAATTCAAAATTTAAAGGTAGTTTTTTAATATTTAAATTAATAATACCGAAATTATTGGTAGAGTCACCTACTTTTATAATACACGGAAAAAAAAATTGAAAATAACTATCCACATTTTTTTGCGTTGCTGATTTTTCTTTTATAATTTCATTATAAAATTTATTATCAAAAAATTGAGCTGTGCTTTTTGTACCGTTTCCGGATTTATTAGATGTTTCTTTTAAATCTGCGTGTTGATGTACTGATAAATAATCGTGTGAATTTTTATCATCAATTCTTTTGTTAGGATCATTGATTGCTTTTTTAAAAAATGCAGTTGTACAATACCAACCTACCGCAGGTTCTGTAATACTATCAAATTCTTTTTTAATACCTTCATCTTTTTGTGCATTAGTTATATTAGCAAATGTTGAGCTTTTTAAAAAACTTGAATATTCATCGACATTTATAGCTATTATCATTTTCTTTTCTTTTCTTGTTTTATTGTATTGTAAATAATACATTACCGTCTAAAGAGTATGTATCGCCATCTGAAGTATTTGAAATCTTAAATTCAGGTTTATTAGTAATTGTTATCGCCGGAGGGATCTCTTTTATTATTTTACCCTTGACTGTTTTTTCTATTGTAACAGTTATATCTTGACCTATATCTGGGTCGTCTGTTCCCTTAAAAGAAGAAGGCAAATGAAATTCTACAAAATTAAAATTTTTTGATGAAGATACATGGTCCCAATTAGTGACACCTTCTAATTCTTCATTAATATAACCGTCCCAAAATGCCATAACATATAATTGTAAATGATGATTCCTGTTTCCTTTTACACCATTACTATATTTTTGTTTCATGGTTTCAGATTCTTTAGCAATATTTATATCGGCTGTATTATTATCCTTATCAACATCGCCAGTAGCATTACTATGTGCTGATTGTAATAATTTTATCATATTTTGTCCACATTTAAATCTACCTTTTCGGGTAGCGTTTACAATACTCCAACAAATTAAACCATACTCTCTTTGCATTAATTCACGAGAGCTCTCTGGGCCTGTGGCTGTACCTCTTTCTCGAGCTAAAATAAAAGTCATAATTTTTAAAATTCTAGGAAAAAGATCCTTATTATTACTTATGTTTAATAACTCATCTAACTTTTTTTTGTTTTTAGTTCTAAGGTTTTGTTTTTTAGGATCAAAATTTAAACCTTTTTTAGGAATTTTATAATTTAATGGAACAGTTATACTATTATTCGAAAGATAAGCGTCAGTAACTCCTCCATGTTTTTGTTTGAAGGCAGCATTATTAAATTTTCGGCTAAGTTTGTATGTTAATTCCAATTTATTATAGTTTACATAAGGTTGCCCACCTGCAGAATAATTATCAAGCTTAAAAGATGATTCAGAAACACTTTCAGGGAAAAAAATAGGCATCTCTTGGTCTGTAATTTCTTTATAACGAGCTTTTGCCATCTCAAGAGTATATTCATACTCAGCAAGTTCTCCTTTTGGTCTATCATCTTTTATGACTGAAGATAGTTGTGTTCTAAAAAACATACTGAATATATGATTTGCGTCTGGGGTATATGTTGGCATTTTTAATATTTTCCTTATTCTTAATTTTTTTATCGTGCATCGTGATTAATGGTAAAATTAATTTGATAAGTAGTGATAGCGCTGGCGCTGGCTACTTCAGATTGTACTTTTGTAGTTTTAACAGTGGTTGAGGTGATAGGTTTCTCTAATCTGTCTAATAATTCTTGTCGCTTTTTTTGTTCTGATTCAAAACGTCCGATTGAAGTAAAAAATTCTGCGATGGAGCTAGCTTCAGATTCAAATTGGCTGTAAATATCTTTTTGTACTAACGTTAAATCTGTGGTGAATTTACCAGGTGAAATGCTATGTTTAATACCGTTAATAAAATACATATTATCAATAGAGGTGCCGGTATTAAAATCTAAAAAGACTAATTGTGAAAAATTAACAAGTGGGCAACCGATAATTTGCGCTGAAGCCTGGGAAGGAATTACCCACATTGGAGAGCTATTCATTTGATTAAATAGTTCAAAGTCATATTGGGTAGGTTGTTTTTCGGCTTCTTCACCATTTTGCTGCATTAATAATACAGTTGAATATTTGGCGTCCTGATTGGTTGTAATATTACCACTTATTAAGGCGCTGTTAGATTGTCCAAAGGTCAAAGAAGGCATATAGTTTTTAAATTTACTCTTCATATTATTAAAAGAATCAATTTTTTCATCATTTCTAACATTAATTGCAATAGTTTTTAAATTAGCGGTCGCTAAAGGATTATTAGGATCAATTGATCCAATAGGTATTTCAGCACCTTGAATATCTTTTAAAATAATCAAACCTGTTTTAATTAAATCATAAACAACAGCAGAAATATCTCTTTTAATTATAGCATTTACATTATCAATGACAGCTTTTTGTTGATCAGGTGTTGCAACAGTCGACTCAGTTTGTTTTGTATCAACTGATGACTCGTTCTTGTCTGCTTTCTTTTTTTTGCTTTTAATTGACTTTGTATTTTGATCTCCAGCTGTTTCTACTGGGGCTGCAGTTTGTTGAGTAGTTTGTAAATTAGCAGTAGCTGATTTTACTTTATTAATTTTAGCTCTGAGTGCTGTAATACCGCCGATGGCTGTTTTGTAATTATTTTTATGAAAATTTAACATTAATTCAGTGACAGATTCAAAAGGATTATCTAGTTCGTCATAAAAACTAATTCTTAAAATTGAAGAATTTGGATCATTTTCATGAAAAGTTGAATCAAAATTCATTACTACTTTAGGCACATTAAATGTTAAATCAAATACACCATCATAAATTTCATTTAATTGCTGTAAATTAGGATCCTCAAATCTAGCTTTGCTTTTATCGTTAGGTGTTGTAGGAATTGATTCCCCATAATATTGTTTAAATATTTCAGCCTTTACACTTTTGGTTTGATCATTTAAAGCACTTTTTCTAAGTGTTTCATCCATTGATTCAAAACCTTTAACATTAATTGTTGTAGAATTATTATCATTAAATTTGAAATATTTACCTAGTCCAAATACAGCTGCAGCCTTTTGATTAACAGCGAAATTTAAAATAAATTCCAATATTCCTTCGTATGATAATCTGACTGCATTTGCAATTAATTTATCTAACCTTTTTTTAAACAGTTTAATATCAACAGGTATTGATGCAATGTTTAAAAAAGAAGCCTGAATTGCTTTCCCATTTAATGTATAAAAAACAAATTGTATTTCGTCATATTTTTTATCTTCTAAGACAAGACGTTTACCAATAATTGATAAAAGTAATTTACCTAAACTAATCCATTGAGTACCGTCCCAATTCCCGGGTTTTTTAATAATTACCGATGCATCTCTCTTTTCATCAGCATTCTCTAAGGTTCCTAAATTTTCATCCCACCATTTATAATCAACAAAAGGATCGTTTTTACGCGCGTCATGAGTTTCATAAAATGGAAAATTCTGTTTTGTATTTTTATCTTGTTCTTTTGCTAACAATTTCAAATTTGTTCGGGCATCTTCTACACGCCCTAATAATTCTGTAATTAAACTTTTACCATCAGGACTTAAACCTTTTTCATTAAGACCTTGAAGCGCTTTTTCTATGTTATTTAAATCTTCAGTATCGATATTATCAATATCTAAATTGTTTGTAACAGTTTGTAAACTAGGTAAACCGACTTGTTCAGTTTGAGTAGTGGTACTATCAGTTGTTTGATTACTGGCGTTTTTCGTACGATCGATAGTTTTATTAATAATTTTTATTTTATTAGCCGCTGTAGTAATCTCTGAAATAAAATCTTTTAAGGAAGCTTGTACCTTTGAGAGTTCGATATTTTGTCGAAATGATAAACCACGTAATTCAGCAGGACCTTTCATGGCTAAGCTCAGTGAAATATTCACAGTTCCACTTTGATTGATAGTATAAGAACTATTAACGATAATATACTTTTCACGAACTTTAAGACTATTAATAAATTCTGCAATAGGGTTTTCTGAATATTGAATCGTTTGTCCATTCACATCCACAGCTCGGGTTTTACCATAGTCTGGATCTCCTAAATTGCTTTGCCAACCGTATTCTAGAATAATTTCAGAAGAAACAGTATTTAATAATTCAGGCTTAATAAAAGGGGCGATTTGAGACATGCGGGCTTTATCATATAAAACTAATTCCATGGTGGCTGTTTTATAAAATAATAGACCTTTAGTAGGTCTGACGTCAAATGACAAATTATTAATAGTCATAAAAGGTCGAAATTTATCAACCAATGCGTTAGGATTATCAGCGATATTATAATCCCCATTCACCATAGTTTGTGGAGCAAAAAAAATAGCGTTATTTAGAGATTGTCGATTATAAGTTTTTTTAATTTGACTTTGCGTTTCAGTAGAACTCGTCTTAACGGAATTTCTAATCACTGTTAATTCATCTTTATAAAAATCGCCATTAATGGCCTTAGCGGTATCTAATACATTATCATATGGTGATTTACCTTGTGTATCTGTAATAAAATAGTTGTCACCTAAAATAAAATTATTAAGACTAGCTGTGAGATAAGAACGGCTATTAGTATTAGTAGTGCTACCAGCTTCGGTTGTTGAACGTGTTACTTTTTGAGGAATTAGAAATTCGGCATTAACGTAAGGAATTGCCATACTCATATCTAAAGTACTAATCATGTTAAAAAATAAATCTAATTCTTGACTATTTTTAAAACAACCTCTAAACTCAGGATTTAATACCTGAATTGCACTTAATCCAGGATTTTTTTTAGTTCTGAAATATGGAAATTTTTCACTTGAATTCTGAGGAAATACATCATTTAAATTATTAATATTATCATTTTTAATTTCTTTTTGTTTGGGTTCTGTTTCAGAAATGTTGCCGTTTTTTTCAGCATATAACATTTTTGCAATATCAATCTCACTTAATACATCGGGCGCTGCTGTGCCTGAGATTTTTTTAAAATTATCAGGAGAAACATATGTTATTTTAAAGGCGTTTTTTAAACCTTGTATATCTTTAATTTCATTTAAAATTTCGTTAGTATATTTTCCGTAAGTTGTAACTGATTGTAATAATTGTGACACTAACGCAGGTTCAATTTTTTTATCACCTGACCCGATTGGTAATCTTTTTGATGCTAAAAAATTATCAATACTTTCGTTATCCCTCTTGGTATTTTTTTGACCAATCAGGGTTTCTATTAAATTTTCATTACTTAAAATAGGTAAGAATTTACCAAAATTGTTTTTTTCAAAAATCCGTGTGGTATTTGATTTTTTAATAGTAATAGCCATAAATCATTCATTGTCTTTTATATCTTATTTATTATACAATGAAAAATTATAAATTAAATCGTCTTTTCACGCTCTCTTGATCCGGAACTTTAATACGGGTCTCTTCATTCACCTGTAACCACCAACTAATGCCACTGGCCGCTGCAATCAACCACCAATCCAATCCATTTCCATAATATTGTGCCGCTAAATGATCTAATCGATCTCCATTTTTAAACTCTAACTCCACAAATGGGATTTCTCCATTCTCACATCCCTGATAAATCTGACTACATAATTCAGAAGTCGCATACTTTGGCCGACTAAATTTAGCCACATCCGAGATTAATATATTATTATTTTTATATCGATTCATTTTTTTTCCTTTTTATTTCTTTTGCGGCATTGTATTAGTATACTCTAAATTTTTTGGTAATTCATCATATACACTCTTTCCAAAAAATTCATTATTTAAATTACCTACACGATAAGTTGGGGCCCGCATAATACCTTTATCATCCAACCCTGGCAAAATATCATGAATTACATCTAACTGTAAACCAATTTTAACCGCAATCGGAGCCCGAGATCCTTCATCAATCTCCCAAGGAATATTCTGATCAAAATTAATTGTAAAACCCTGAATTGTTCCCGCTAAACCTTCTCCCATCGTACTCTCAAAAGATTTAACAATCGGATTATTCACAACCCCTTGAGACGCCTCAAAAACATTAACAATTGGTTTACCACTTCCTCGATTTACATCTTCATTTAATTGCAACTGCCCATCAGCACTCATAAAAGCTTCAAGATTTAAATTATTTTTTAATTTTTCGGAGTCCTTTGATTTCTTTTCTAAAGAAATTTCTAAAATAGTTTTATTAATAATTTCAATAAAAGTCTGAGGAATCTCCGATTTTAATTTATGCATAGAATAATTATTAGTACTTGTCCCAATTACATCAATAGAAAATAATAACATTAAAATTTTCTCTCCTCCTTCTTCAATAGGGATAGGCACATACACTAATTTAGTAAAATTTTCCTGACTAGGCGGCATGAAAGTATCACCGCCATTATCTCCTGGGGCATTAATGTCATCTAACTCAATTTTTTTGTTGACTTTATAATAAAAATTGCTGTATTTAGAAAATAATTTTGTAATATCATTTAAATATGTTTCCATTTTTTTGACAATAATTTTGACATTTTTATTTGGAGTAATATTATTAAAATTTTCCTGATCTAACTCATCCCATGGGAAGTAAATATTTCCCGTTAAATAATCTTTATATTCATCTTTAGTATAAATGTTATAACCTAACAAAGTAGGAATGCTATATTTTTGTGTATTTGGCGAGTTAGCTGCTGATTTATCCTTTATTTTGTCGATAGTTGTCTCTAGATTTTCTTTGTTGAATTTATTTAAATCAAATCCAAAAATACGGGCTAAACTCTTTTTAGAGTAATTAGAAGTGAAAATATCGCCTAGCCGTAATCTTACAAGTGGAGAGCCTGTTGGAATTTGTGTGAAAGGTTGTGAAAAAGGAATTCCTCGAAAAGCATTCGATTTATCAATTAAACCTGCTCTTAGTTGATTTTCTTCATTGGCAGGTTTAGGGGTTGACCATTGAGGATAAATTAAAGCTATTAAACGATTAACCATCCACCACATATAATCAAAGTCATCAGGCGACATTGAAATAAGCCAAAAATCAACGCTAATTTTTCTGGAGGTACCTTTATAAATTCGAATAGGATCCATACGACCAAACCCGGCCCCACCATCTTCCCAATTTACTGCGAAACTATCGCTATAACCTTCTACAAAAGCATGAAATTTAAATAATTCATTAGTTCTTAAATCTTGAATACTAAAGGGCATATAATCAGAATTGATTATCGCTTCTAATTCTTTTACATGTTCTTTTGATAATCTTTTTTCTTTGTTTTGATAAATGGCTTCGTTTTGTTTAACTAAGGCTTCATGATATTTCATGTAATTATTAGCGACGCTAGTTTTAGTAATTAAAGAGTTTAAAGAATAAATTGACTTATTAAAGTCAGACGTCATTATTTCTCTTTCATTTTCATCCTTTGCACCTCCTAACACTGAACTTCCAATTGGAATCGGTACTGGTAATTTCTGACCTTCATCTTTTTGTATAATCGGTAATTCATTCATTTTTTGCACAGAAAAAAGATTATTCTTTTTGTTATAATCTGTCGCTTTTAAAATGCTTATTGCTTTTTGCCCAACCGCCATTCTTTGACCAATAAATCTATGAAAAAAATCTGACAATTGATACCAATATTGATCGTTATATGCATATTTAACATCGCCATCAGAATCAGTAATTGTTTTAGCTTTAAATTGAATATTTCTACGGAAGTAATTGTTTTTCACAATTTTTCTGATTAATAAATTATAATTGTGTCGAGTTTTACCTGCTGTTACTAATGAACCAATAGTTCCTAATAATACTGTAATTATATCCGTTGGACTTTTGGCGTCAAGTACTTTATCTATTTTAAAACCTGGAATTAGATAAAAAATATAACCTACGCAAAAAGCAATTGCATTAGTTATTAAATCTTTTAAAATTCCAATAAAACCAGGAGAAGCCGGATTTGCAGGAAAATTCATTAATCGTTCAGACGTTTTTAAAATTGAAATTAAACCTTCAATTACAGGATTAAAGATCGCCGATAAAATTGGACTAACTGCGGGATCTATTCTTACATAGTGAATAAATTTACCTTTTTTATCACCTGAGTCTAATTTAATATTAAAAATATCAAATGGATCAGGCGGACCATTTTGTGCAACTTGTAATAAACCTTGTAAAACTGATACTGCTGCGATTGGAAGAAAGGCACCGACTAAAATATCTAATAATGAGCTAAAGACATTTGATAGATCACTTGTTACTTTACCAGGTTCTGTATATATCATAGGAACCCCATATAACATTTCAGCTTCATCAGCAAATAATTCAAAGCCGTTACCGTTTTCTTCATTATTGGTGCGGCCGTTCTCTCTAAAATCTAAATCAAAAAAAGTATTATAGGGCTTGTAAAAAGGTAATTTTTCCGTGGTAGGACTTGGAAACTCCATATTCTTACCAAAAGCGTAAGGATATAATTTATTTGATTGTCCAATGATCCCTGAATTACTAGGATTATTTAAATTATTTAAATCTGGGGTTTGTTCCTCAGGTAAAGGATTAGAGTTATCACTTCCATCAAAAACTTCGTGTGTATTTAAAGCATAATTAAGACCTGATTTAAAATCCCCTAACGCTTCTAATGCAACCTTATACCCTTCCTTTTCAGGAATTGTTTCCGAAATTGGTTTATTCTGCGCATCTACCCCTGCTTTTTCAATACTACCATTAGGATTTAATACATAAACTGCCATGATTATTTATCCTTTATATTATTCTCATTAATGAATTGAGCCACCATTTCATCTAATTTTTCATCAACATCGTTTACTTTTTTATTTTGTTTTAAATCCACATATTGACGCATATAAGAATTAATATATTGATCCATCTGACGCCCGTGATATTCAACCTTTTCAGCATACATTTTTTCAATCTGTTGTTCCGACAAATTTGAATTTTTTTTAACCATAGAGATTAAACTATCTTTAATCCCCGCGTCTTTTAACACTTTAAAATAATCAATTTCAAACATATAATAAATCCCTTTTTATATTATTTATAATTTAAAAAACAAAAGGGAAGATTTAAATTTTAATTAGCTATTACGATAAGGACTAGAATAACTCTGACCATTAGCTGTAGTAATACTGGTAGGATTTAAAATAGGCTGTGATCCAGCAATATTAGGATTCGTCATCATAGTTGCTAACCCACCTTTAATCAATACACTACCTACCTTTTGACTGTCTAAATTTACCACCAATTCTCTATCTCCGCCAGAATTATTCACAATTCCTTGTAATGATGCTGTCATCGCTTCTACAATCATAGTTTTTAATTCTTGCATATTATTACGATTCAAATTCAAAGAAGAATTGCCGGCGGCCATTTTCATATATTCTTCAATTGCACCACCAGGCTTTAATGCCATAATATCGTCTTTACTGTCTAAACTAAAACTACCTTTATCGGAAATAATTAAATCTTGTGAAGGTATCGTTTGTGTAACCCGTCTGGCTGCCTCTAAAGCTTCAGAATCAACCCCTGCCAACCAACCTGTAATCCCAGTCCCAAAGATTTCACCTCTAACAATTGTCAATATCTGTTCAAAAGGTATGCCTTTTATTATACTAGCCCCAATTGCACTTAAAGATTTTTGTACTTCAGCATCTTTGGTTAATTCATTAAAACCGTTTTTAATCGTATTTACTATTCTTTGACCAATACTATCAGGTCCGGAAAATAATACTTCAAATAAATCAACAATTCTACCAATCAAACCTTTATCTTGACCACCTTTACTTTTATCACCAAAAACTTTTAAGGCAATATCTTGCAAATTTTTAGCTATTTTTCTTTGAGCGTTGACGCTAAACATACCTGTTAAAGCTTTATCAAATTTAGTAGGATCTTTAAAATAGTTTATAATATTATCTAATGTGTTATTAATAGCACCTAAAATACCAGGTAAAGCATTAATCAAAGCCATGGCAGTATTCTTTAAAATTTCAGCCCCAATGCCAGCTAAGAATTCGTAAATAGGTTGTATGTTTTCTCTTAAGGATGATAAACCTTTTTCTATCTTTAATTGTCCTGCATCATTCATCATGGTAAAACCATCAATAATATCGCCAATTGCAAATGCAACTTTTTCCAATCTTTGAATAAATTTAGGACTTGTTAAAAATTCAGACAATTTATCAATCCAGGCTGTCATTCTTTTAATCATCGGCTCAAATCTTCTTAAATCCATCTTGGTAAATTTCAAGAAAATATTGTCCATCGCCACTGCCATTCGCTCCATCGCGCGACGAATTGTTGGATTTTCAAACAACTTCTGAGTAAAGCCTTCTTGCATTGCATCAAAGAAACTAGTAAATTTATCTGATAAAGTATCTTTTAATTCAACAATGGCGTCTCTCATCTCTTCCATATGTTTGGTTTGTTGTTTAACAGGATCTTTTGCCTCAATATCAGCCATAATCTCTTCATAAGTCTTGCCGGCATTTTCAGCACTAAATAAAGCCTGGGCTGCCTGATCTGATAAACCGGTTTGTTGCAAAATCAAAGATTTACTAAAACGATCCATAGTTTCAAAAGATTTACCACTCGCTTGAAATGCATCTTTATATTGTTGCAAAATTTCATCAGGCGATTGTGCTTTTAACAACTCCATACTATCCACCACCATACCAAATGTCTGACTTAATTGCGCAGCTGTTGTCGCAGCATCTTCAAAGGTTTGAAATTTATTAAAGACAGCCATCGCGTCACTCATCGAGACACCCATTTGACGAATATGACCTGCTACTGTTGCCAATTCATCAGCCGACTTATGCCCAAAATTTACAATATCTTTACGTAAAGTTAACACGTCAGCTGACATCATCTTAAAATCTAAACTAAAACGCTTCGCCACATCAGCTGTCGCCTCTGATATTTCATTAAATACTTCCGGAAAGGATTTACCTAAAGAAATCGCCATATTAGTCAACTTACCCATATCTTCATCAGATAAATTCATCAACTTTTTAGCTTTATAATAATAATTAGCCACTGAGGCATCTGCAGCCGTCACATTACGTGTCACAGCCTTCGCCATCAACTCAGCTCGAGGTCCCATCGATTTAATAATCGTAGCACTCTCTTCCAACTGTCTCTCAATTAAATTATCACCTTTAGCTCCATAAAGACGCGCCGCAGGATTATTAGGATCCAAATAAGAAATACGACGCCCCCTCAACTCTTTATTCAAACCTGCGAAACTTTGCCCCACCCCTGACGACTGTCTAAAACTATCCTGAAACTTCTCCAAATTATTAAAAAACTTAATATTCTCAGCTTTAATCTCATGCCCTTGTGTGGCAGCAAACTGTATAATTCTCAAAGGAATCGCCAATAAACCCTTACCTATACCAGCCACCATATCAAACAAAGCTTTAACCTGTAAAAAATAACCTTTCACAGTATCTGTAAAATTTTTTAAATTACCGATCATTCTAGAAATAGGAAGTGTCAAAATAGAACTCAAAGCCTGCGTTGCATTTTCACCAAACCCTAAACCTGATTGAATTGTCCTTCCAAATTGTGTTAAACCTAATATAAACAAAGCCGACCCTACAATATTATTTCCAGATTGTAACTCTCGTAACTGTTCATTGATTCTATCTTTTACTAAATCATTAACACCTTTTTGCGTCCTAGCCGCTTCAGTCTTTGCAGCGTTAATTAAATTGCCAGGGGATGTATCTCCAAGCTCATTAGTTAATCCTCGTGTATTTATTTCATCAGTAATATTAAAATTTACACCTTGCATTTGATTATTTTTAATTTTTCCTTTAATTTTATCAGCCATATCATTAATTTGATTACCAACACTATTTTGTAAATTATCCCTAGCTGTATTTAACTGATCTAATCTTAATTTTAAATCATTTTTTTTAGATTCAACACGAGATCTTGCAGTAGCATCAGTAATAATTGTTGTATTAATAGCGTCTAATTTTTGAGTTAATTGATTATGTATGTCTTCAAAATTTTGATCAAGTGTCTTGTATGTCTCTTTATAACGTTCTGCAGCCTTTGTTGCTAATCTATCAATTTCATTATGATCAGTTGCTGTTTTTAATTTATTATCAATTTCATTAAAAACATCAGAATTACCTTGTAATAATTTTTGCATTTCGTCAATTAAATCATATCTTTGTTTAATTGCGTCATCTAATCCTGCAATTGCGGTGGTATAGTCAATTGGCGGTGCCATTTATTATCTCCTTTATAATGTTTATGTGTTTAATTAAATAAAACCTTTTTATAGTTTCCATTTAATACCTGATAGTTGATAAAATTCATCGGCTAGTTTTTTCTTGTTTTCGACTATCGTCATAATTTTAGATAAAGGGATATTTTGATTATGTAAAGAAGTGTATAAAGTTTTAGAAATATCAAGTAATTCGCTGAGTTTTTGTAGTTGTTGTTGATTGCCTTTAATTTCAATATTAACAGCTTCACCTAGGATATATTTGGAAGCGACGTTATGAATAAGTAAATCGTGTTTTTTCATGATGATAAGTCCTGTATTTAGAATATATTTATCTAATTATACAAAAATTACCTTGGACGATTTAATCTATTTGGAGAAAAAGTCCGGTGAGCTCCGGTAAGTGCTCGAGTTTCAGGGGTTTGTAGGTGGGAGGCTCGGGTGGGGCCAGGTTGATCTTTATCTTTAGGATTAACTTCCTTAATGAAACGTTTAATAAACCAACGTCTTTTAAAGATAGGTAAAGAATATGCGTCATGATAAGTAAAGCCCATATAATAGATGAGATAGAAAATTTCATCTAATAGACTTTCATTATACTCAGGAGTCAGGCCAAAAAAAGCTAATCCCGATTGGGAGTTTAATCTCACTTTCTTCAAAGCAATGTTGACATTTCATGTGTACAGTCATATCAATCCCAGGTTCATTATTATCTAGGAATTTGCGAAGTGCTAAACTGTCGCGTGCCGGCATATCTTTAATGAACATTCCTAATTTAGTTTTATCTGTGATTCCTTGTACAGATACAATTGAGTTTAAGAGACGATCGGTGATAGCACTATCCTGTTGAATTCCAATTTTCTTTTTGCGTTCTTGCGCACTAGAAAGTTCTTTTTCATCGTATCCATTAGCAAATTTAACTCTAACAATTTTTTTGCAAACAGGCAACTGAATTTCGAATTGATTTGAACCTTCTGCAATCGGATCAATTTCGAGACGTTTAATGCCTAATTGACTAAGATTAAAATGTTGTTCTGATGATTTATTACATTTTGGGCAATCACATTCTACTGCATAATCAGCACCATAGCCTGTAATACGTAAAGAAATCATTAACGCATTACGATCCCCAGCAATCATTTCATCTACATCAATGGATTTATCAAGTAAACAGGATTTAATTAATTCTTGAATAACAGTGCCGTTTTTAATATAAGCACGACTCATTAAAATATCTTCGTCGCGAGCAGTCATAGCCCTAACTTGTAAAGTTTCTCGACCGTATAGAGGAGATTCAGGTGAGTAAATAATACCACGAGAAGGTAGTGGAACATTTTCTACCGGTACCTCAAGACCGAAAACATCTTTTACCACGTTTTGAACTTGAAATTTACCTTGGGCTAAGGCCGCGGTTTGTTTCATTTGTTCAATATCGACCATCTCATCGTTTTCATTTAGATTTTGTAAATTATTTTTTGCCATTTATTTTAAATCCTTTATTATTATTGAATTTTAATTAAAATATTGTCTTAATAAAATTTTCTTATACATTAACTTGCGCAATTTCTTGATTATTAAATTGTACATAAATAGAACCTCTAACAAGACCTATTAATAAGTCTTCGTTTGAAGTAGTTTTATTGTCTAACATAATTTTAAAATTAGTGATTAATCCTATATTTTGATAATTAGTTAGAATGATTGAATAAATTAAATTAAGGCGATTTGTGACATTTTGAATATTGTCTATTTTAGAAAATAGTTGTGAATAGCTTGCCCACTTAATAGTTTTCTTAATATGATTTAAGGTGTTTCTAACATTTAATTTTGATAAAATTGAATTATTACTATTAGAAAATTGATGTGTTTTATCAGAGTAAAAAGTGTAGGTTGTTTGACTGTTTTTTCTATCTGCATATAGAACATTGATATTCAGATTATTAATTAATGCGACATATTTTTCTCGTGTTAAATCATCATGATTAACAAAACTTTCTAATACGTCAAAAATAGTTAAATCTCCTAAACCATTAATATTGATATTATGAATAGGATTCATTTGTCTTTTTAAAGCAATATTATCAAATGATGTTAAGGCACTTAATGCCAATAAACCTGCAGGTGCAATGATGGTTTGTTCAGGTCCTAAAATGTTAATTCTTTTTTCAATACCTGATAAGAGTTTAAATAATGCATAATTACCAAATGAGGCAATATTGGATATTTGATTATAATTTTGATTCCAATTATTAATTGTATTGTTATTGTTAAAATTTAAAGTTTGATTTAAATAAATATATTTTTGATCAGACCAAGTATATTGTAATTCACTCTCGCCAGCATCTAATTTCAAGAAATCTCTACCATAAACAATGTTATTACTATTATTATAAAAAGGCTGATCTAACAATAATATGGAATAGGGATTATCGGCTGCTAAAATTGAAGCATGTTCAATAAGTTCAGTATTAAAAATTTCAGGTAAATAAATAAAATCACTCAAACAATTTGACTCGTCATGAATAATTTCTAAACCAATTTTATATAATTCTCTTAAATAAGCACTTTTTTCTAAACCTCTATTATTAATACAATATTCATCTAAATCTAATAAATTTAAACCGTCCCAACCACCTGTCATTTCTATATTAAAACTTAATATATTAATATCACTAAATCTTTTCACTTCAGAAATTGTATCAATTCTAGAATTAATAAAGCCTTTTTTACTAATTATAAAATAATAAAAAAGATTTTCAATGTCGGTATTATTTTCAAATAAACCTTCCCAAAATTTATTATCTGCAATTGAATCAATATTTTGGCCAGATTGTAAATATCTAGCTAATTGCCAATATTGAATTGTTTTAAGTTCATCGTATTTATTTAATAATAATATTTTTTCTAAATGAAACATGTCATCGTAATTATCAATATCGTAATTATCATAAAAATTTAAATTAAGATACTCGGTTTGATTAATACCACGATTTAAATGTAAATTTTTATGATAATATTCTAAAACTGAAAAGCTGTCATTGTTTTTTCTTTCTTTAATTAAATTCTGTTCTTCCACAGCGCTTTTAAAAAATATTTTTTCAAATTTAATTTTTTTAATTCTAACATTTTTTAAATTATCACCCCACGCATGGCTTTTTAATAAATTAATATTTTCAAAATTATTAGAACTTATATTTTCAAATTGAGGTGTTACCACATAATTTTTATTTAAAATGTTTAAATTAGGAATTAAATCACTCTTTAACTTATTATGTCCTAAAAAGCCGGCGGGAATTGATTCTTGTAAGATTGATTTATTCATAACGTGATCGGACAATTCTACTCTAATCCAAGGATTTTGCGAAGAATGTTCAATATAATTATGAGTTATTTTACGAGTCGCAACGTCAAAATATGTAGCTTGAGTTCCAATAACCTTTCCTATAAAATTACTACTGTCTGGATTTAAATCAAGATTATTAAATTCATAAATGACATTTTCATTTTTTTTATTGATTAAATGAAGATGAAAGCGTGCCCAACCGGCAGATTCAGTTAAAGAATCAGGAATAATTTTAATTCCATATTGATTTCCTAATTTACCTGGTGATAATGCATGTATTTTAAATAATTTAATGACTCTATCTTTTAAATGTAAACCTGATTCACTACGAGTATTAAGATTTTGATTATTATAAAATCCTTGACTTACTATCCATGGAGTTTGCGCATGATGATATGCCTCCTGAAATGTTTTTAAATTATTATTATTGAGTAATGTTAAAGTAACTGTATTGTTAGTAATATGATTTTCTTCAAAATTAATTTTATTAAAAATGTCATCATAATGTATTAAAGCATAACCAAAATCATTTAAACGATGTATATTAGTATTTAAAACTTCTTTCCAATAAAAATCAGAGTCAATATTAAAATCAAATGTAATATTTCTAGGAGGTAAATTAGTAGGTTGTGTAAAAAAAATTTTATCTTGAAAATTTTTTTGTCCAGGGGAATCTTCATTAACAATCTGTGTACTATTATTTAATCCTACAATGTTTAAGGATAATTTACCGTTATTCAACACCGTTAAATTTAAACTACAATTTTTTGTTAAAATAATAGCCTGATATTGTGTATTACTGCCTGCATTTTCAAAATTAAAAAAATTCTTATTGATCGCTCTCGTGTTGAAATTTAATGATAATAGATATAAATTGTGTTGATTATTTAATAAAAAACCTGGTTTTAAAGAAGGAAAATCAGGTAGATCTAGACCTGCTAGCCTGGTATAATTTAATTGGGCGCCTGTTTCTAATACTGAATATCCTGCAATATAAGGCAAAATATGTGCTTGAAATTCTTTATGATTATCAATAAAATTACCATAATTGGTTTCAAAACTTTGAAGAATATCATTACCTCCATTATTAAAATTACCATTAATAAATGTCGGTACGAAAGGTATACCCCAAATTGCATTACCTAAAATTGAAGTTGACTGTCGATTTAACTGTTCAGTCCCTTTTGTTAAAAAATTTCTAATCGAATTTTGAAATTCAACTTTTCTCTCAGCACTTATCATATTTTACTCAATATTATTTTTATAATAAATATTGAGTTTTAAGATAAAGCTTTAAAATTAGTATTGCAAGACGCAGTTATCAAACTTAATCCCTAATGAAACTGTTAAAGGATTACCATCATCATCATATGACAAATTATTAAAATTAGCACTAGTTAATTGACAACCTTTCATATCCCATAATTCAATCACTGTTCCAACTGGATCCAGTAATTTAATTTGACAATCACGCTTATAAAAATCGGCATAACCGGCACGACCTGATACTGTTTCTTGATGTGTTCTAACCCATTCCATTACTTGTTGTGCCCCAGAAGGTGCAATAGGATCATACAATTCAACACTCAAATCACCGAAGGTTAACTTACCAGCAATATGACGTTGTGAATTAATATAATTAATAGTGGTTGAACCAATAGTAATAGAAGGACGAGCTGCTGTCTTAATTAAAAAGGAATCCAATCCTTCAATTGCAAAGACCCAACGATTACTTCTCTTAGGTTCAAATTTATTTGGTATCATCTCCGCGACGCTTAATGTTTCAATCGCCATTTCGTTTTTTCTCCTGAATGTTATTTTCTGTTATTATAGATTAACTAGGTTAATCAATGGAATTTCTAACCTCAAAGTCAAGAGAAATAAATTCAATTGACTTAGTAGGTTGTAAATAAATCTTACCACGAATAGTATTATTCTCTACATCAATCTGTGTAGTAGTGGTAGTATCAATTTGTACCTTATATCTCTCAATCCCTTGTTGGGCTTGAATATTCGCCAATATTGGCTCAACCGCATTTGCAAACGCTTTCAATGTATCAGCACGATTAGGTTGGAACAAGAAGGTATTCGCAATCGCTTTCACCTTACGACGTACATAAATCAATAAACGTCTGACATTGATTCTATCCAAAGCTGATGGATTCTTTAGCAATGTCTTTTGTCCAAAGACGTGTACTTGATCACGACCAGCTGGAATATAAATTGGATTAATATCACTATCATACAATTCATCTAACTGCTCACGACTCATGGCAAACTCAGTCGCACTAGCATTCACCAACCCACGATTAATACCTGCTGGGGCATACCATGGAGCATTCCCACCATTATCAGCACGACTCATCACGCCTAAGGCAGCAATACTAGGCGGTACCTTAATTGAACCCCCATTAGGCTTATTCAACATCACATCTGGGAAGAATGACGCAGCAAATGAAGTATCCATCCCACGACCACTAAATTCATCAATAGTTTGACCGACTGATGGCTTATCAGTTGCATTAATAATAAACGCACCATTCGCATTCTTCTGTTCAATATCCATAATATACATTGTATCAAAACGATTTTCAGCCGCTTGCACTGCATAATTGGTGACTAAACGTTCTCTAATTCCCGGTACCACCAGCAATTGAATTTCAGCAGCTGCCTTATCAGTATAAACATCAATTCCTTGTTGATATGTTTCAATCACAGGACCTGTCTTAGATGTCTTTTGACCTTCCTTATAACAAGCAGCATCTTTCAAATAATGCTTATCTTCATCAAAAATATCTAAACCATCAAACCCGCCTTGCATGAAAAAGGAAAACGATAAATATTTATTGTTAGATAAACTTAAATCTTTAGTTAATCTAAAGAAACGACGAGCAGCGCCAGTAGGTACACTATCATTAGCTGTCACAGAATTTCTAATAAAAATTGCGTCACCCCACTTCTTATTGTCAATCTTCAAAGCAGCTCCACCTTGATGAGTAACTCTAATTTTCTCTAAATGGAAAAAATTAGGATCGTTTGTATAATCTAACTCTTCAGTTAAACTACCTTCTACAATTACAGGTGACCAATTATTCTTAAAATATTTAGTGTATGAAGTTAATGATTTATTAAAGGTTTGTTCAATATATTCTTTAAAACCATCAATTGTCACATCAATATTTTCTTTCAATGCAAATTTAACACCCCAAGGAACAATTTTAGCATCTTTAGGATCATCAGCGCCTTGAATAATTTTACCAATTGAACGTATCATAGGAATTGGTGGTTGTTGTAAATTATGTAAATGTTGTGCATTTAACACTTGAGATTTATCATTAAATTTACTCTTTAAATGCAACTTTTTAATACCTGCAAAACCGCAAGGCAAAGTTTCAGCTGCAATATCACCTACGGCTACTTCACCTGATACTTCTACTCTTACAAATTTATTAGTCACAGGGTAAGAACCTTCTTCTTGTAAACCAGGTTTAGTAGCTTCAAAATCCCAATAAACCTTCTTATCACCAATTACACGAGCAATATAATTAGAAGCTGAGGGGTCTAAGGATAATCTCTTCCAGCTAGCTAATATTGAACTCTTTAAAGGATTGGAATCCCATTTTTGCAAAGTAATATCAAAAGTTCCAAATCCACCAAATTCTCCAGGTGTTAAATTACTAACAAGGATTCTAACTTGTTGATTACCAATTTCACCATCATCTAAGGCATGAAAACGGAATAATTTAAAAATACCATCACCCATACCGTCATTATTAAGACCGTCAGCCACAACACCAAAATCTTGACTCACTACCCATGGTGAAACAGCGGTTTGAAATTTATTGTCAAATTCTTCAAAAGAACGTGTATCATTCGCCACACAAAAAGCACCAGCAGTAATAACTAATGCATTATTCCCACTACTAGTAGTAATACCATTGACGCTTGAGGTAATAACATTTGAATGAATATCATAATAAGAATGTAAGTAATGACCTAATTCTTCTATTTTATGTGGATCGGTATTTAATACCTTATAAAAATAGTTTGATTTATTAATATCAAAAGAACACTCAATTGCTTTATTTTGACCATTATAACCAATTAAAAATAATGTAAATGAAGAATCATTTACATTTAAATCGCCTATCTCATAACCAATTGAATCTTGAACATTTTTACCAACATCTGGAGCAGTCGTTTTTGATGCAATTGTTGATTTTAGGGAAGCCTTTACATTATGAGGGGTCATTAAAATACCTCTAACCAAAGGTATTGCTGTACTCGCATTAGAGTCACTTATTGCAATTGTTAAGGCAGTTGCATCAGTCATATTTGCTTCATCAACAGTAATTGTAGCAGCTCCAACTGCATCAACTAATTGTACTAATTTGACAATAGCTCCATCAACGCTGGCAGTGATTTTATAATCAGTAAATGCAGCATCAATTGATTTTTTGATTTCACAAGCCTGCAAAAAATTATCTGTTAACTTAGTTTTTAATGCATTAAATTTAACAACAACGTCATTATCATCATTATCAATTAAATCAGTAAAAGTTGTAATTAAAGCAGTCGTCGCAGCTTTTGCAGTTGTAAAAGTAGGAACATCATTAGCATTATCTAATGTCGTAATGCTATCACTAATAGCAGTTAAATTAGTTTGTAAATCTGTAATTAACGCTTCAATAACATCTAAATCCGAACCTATCACTTTTTTAATACTATCTAATACGATTGCAGCTTTTAAACTATTCCTGTTTGTAACTAAAGTGTTATATTTATTTTGTAAAGCAGTAAACGCAGCAGTAACAGGAGCAATTAGTGAAGTATGATCAGCCAAATCAGTCACTGCAGTTTGCAATGTTGTTTTTAAAGTTAATAGGTCTGCAAAATTAGTTGAAATACTTGTAATTAAATCAATCGTTGCTGTAGGTATCAAAATCTGAGAGGCTACATTGGTTACAGCGGCTTTAAAAGTAAATTGACGTGCAGTTTCATTAGCCCCGATAGGTGTAATTGAAAAATCATCTTCTGCGACAATCTTACTTTTATCAACAGTAATAGTTGCTGTTTCGAAACTTTGTAATTGCAAGCCAGCTTCGGTTAAATATTTTGAATTAGTTGCATCTTTTACAAAATGCCCTAAAATAAAACTTTTACCTTTTACGTCAAGAGTTGTATCTCCAGAAGTATTAACAGCATTACTATTACTGATGACAACACCATCAGTTCCTAATTTTTTAGAACCGACGATGAAACCAGGTTCGGAACCGACGCCTAATAGACGCACAAAAGCCCCTTGCCCTGGATTACCACTCATCCATTCACTAACCGCCAAAGGCCCGAACAAATTGGAGTTTGAATCAAGACCTTTATCGCTAAAAGAGCCGAAGGTATCTTGAAATTCTTGAATGTCGGCAAAAACTGTTGGTACGAATGCAGGACCACGCTTGGCACGCCCCACTACACCTGCCGGTGTCCCAGTTAGCACTCTATTTACTGGTGTTGGCGCTGATAAATCAATTTCCCTTAAGGAAACTCTAGCTGAACCTTGTCCGGCCATAATAAAATTCTCCTGTTTTAATTTATCTTTTAATATTTTAAATATTTAAAGACCGGAGATTTTTTTAAATTATCTCAATAAAATTAAGCAAATGTTACGCCACTATTGGTCACAATAAAGTCCATCGCAATAAATTCTACCACTCGAGTGGGCACCACAATAATTTTACCACTCAAAATATTTTGGTCAGCTTCAGTCGGATCATTATTAATTACTACTCTAAAGTTCTCAATCCCACTGCTTCTTTGAATATTAGATAACAAAGCATTTACCTTTGTCGCAAAGTCATTACGCACTGCAGCTGAATTTGGTTCAAACAATAAACGTTGAGCATGTCTTTCCACACCACGTTTAATTTCAATCATCAAACGTCTAACATTCACACGATTTAAAGCTGTATTAGCCACTTGCAACGTCTTTTGACCAAAAATCACATATTGATTAGAAGGGAATGTGGCGATAGGATTAATACGAGCTTCATACAAATCATCTCTATCATCAGCTCTTAATCTAACATTAACACCTTTAATACGAGGATTTAAACCATTCTCAAAACCTGCAGGAGCAAACCAAGGTTGAATAACTCTAGAATTACCTTCACTACGTGCCAAAGCCCCTAATGCTACAATAGATGAAGGACATTTTAAAGTTCTCTTTACGACAGCACCTACCACAGGATCTGATGCATCTTCCAACATCACATCTGGGAAATACGTCGCAACATAATTATTGTCAAAATTACGAGACCCTAATTTCACAATTGTATTAGTCACATCAGCTTTCTTAACGCCATCTACTTTTTCATCATATAAACGAATTCCGTCTTTACTATAATGAGGTAAATCCATCAAATAAATAGCTTTACCATATTCTTCCACTTTACGAGCTGCATAATTGCAGATTAAAGGTTCACGAATACCAGGCAACAATAGAATATGTACCGTCGCAGTAGCAGGCTCTAACATTTGGTCAAGACCAGCAGTATAAGAAGCAATAATATTATTCGCAAAACCTGTACCTTGCATAGGAATTAAAGCGTTAGTAGCAGCTAATGCACTAGCAAAACCTGTAGGACTAGCTTTACCAGCCACCCCACCATCAACTGACATGTCTTCTGTACTTGAAGCTCTATCATTCATATTCATGCTATCTTTATCAAAGATATTTAAACCGTCAAAACCACCAAACATAGGAGCTGTAAATTTAGCAACAACTGAAAACTTATTGAATTTTTCTTTATTTTCTGATAATATTGTGGCTAAAGTTATACGGGCTGTTTTGCCTGTATCTTCATTGTCGCTGGTATCAATTACATAAGTGGAATTATTATAATCACCATTTCTAACATAGATAGCTTCTTTAAAAGTAGTGGCAACCGAAGACGATAAATCAGCGACTGCGATAGAAGTATATTGGGTTGATAAAGCAACACGAGCCAAAGTAAATTTATTATTGTTAAAATCGTCAGCTTCGGTTGAATTTTCGGCATAAACAACATCACTACCTGCAATACCCATAAATTTACAATAATTTTCTACAATCTTATTGATAATTTCCCCAGCAGTACCACGAGTATTAGGTTTATCAATACTATCAATATTAAAATTCATCAAACCCCAATATTGCCCAGTGCTAACTGCCTCTTGAGAACCAGCTTGTCCTAAATAAGGATTATTAATAGAATAATCTCTACTACCACTAGTAATCTTAAAACGATAAGGTAAAGGTGGTAAAACAGCTGTATTTAAATTTGCATTGCCTGTTACCTCTGATGTTAATGTATTTCCTGTTTTTAAGACAGGAATACCTTTAAAACCGAAAGGCAAAGATTCATCAGGGATTTCATTGTTTCTAACATCATCTGACATAATAATACGGATACGTGCTGACTGATTAGGATTTTCACCTTCAGTATAGAGACGTCTTTCATCAGTATTTTCAACATCAATATTATAAAAGGTCTTTTGGTCTCCAATCAATTTAGCTACATAATTGCTTGAAGATGGATCCAAACTACAATTTGCATATGATTCTAGAACAATAGGATTTTCATCAGTGTCATTTAAATCTCTTAATTCTACATTAAAAGTTCCAAATTTATAATTGACATCTGTTGAAGCTCTTAAATTACTGATACTAATCTTATATTTGCTGGCAGCATAAGCTCCATCATCAATCGCTTCAAAATGAAATAAATCGTATTCTTTATTACCAAAAGGTTGACTAATAAATTTACTAGATTTAGGTGTATTAAATCTGGTATTAAAAGCACCGTATTTGTTAGTAATTATGTCGGTATTTCCTCTTAATAAAGCGACTGTGTTTGAGTTAGGATCTGATTTAATTGTGCATAAATCTTTATCTACCGGGAAATGTAGATATAATAAATAACCATATTCTTCAATTGCATAAGGGTCTGTATTTAAAACCTTAGCAATGTAATTATTCGAATCCACATCTAAAGAAACAGTCACACTTCTTTCTTTAATAGTAGTATCATTATTACCAACAGTAACATTAATAATAAACTCACCTGCTGTAACTTTTCCTTTATCATTTAAATTACCAGCTGTTTTAATTTGTAATTTACAATTCTTATGTAAAAAGAACATGGCTCTAATTAATTGACAACTAGACAAAGCAAAAGTAGTATTATTTAATGTAAACATACCACTTGCAAATTTTTCATTTGACTGAACAATATGTTCGGCAGCTAATAATTGTACGCCACCAAATCCGTTTGCAACTTCACATTTAAAACCTGCCGATGGGGCAGTCCCATTATTTTCTAACGCATCAGAACCTAAACCTAAAGTTCTAATAAATTGAACTGACGCCTCAAAACCCCCTGATTGCGTTGGATCTTTTGATGTAAAAAATTCCGATACGGCATGCCCTGTCAATTTATCCTTTTGAATATCCCCAAAAACCTGCTTATAATCGTCCAAGGAATTCAGGATCACAGGCACAAAGGCTGGACCCTTCTCGGCTGGACCGATAATACCGACCGGAGATGAATTGGGCTCTTTTTTTGGTGGTTTACTTTGTATCTCGATTTCTCTCTCGAAAAATCCAGGTGATTTAAATACTTGCTCACTCATTATCTTTCTCCTATTTCTTAACGTGAAAACTATTGAAAACTATTTTATATTCATAATTATTCAGAGGAAGTCCGGTTTTATCAGAAAGATTAACTATTTACCGATTATTTGTCCATCACTTAATATTTAATAAGATATTTTGCGCCGCCGCTCCACGATAAGAAATTTCCCCCTTCACCCGACTCACATTCGTAATCCCCATCTGCAAAGCGCTAGTATTATTAGGGTCACGAGTATCATTCTGGGCAATATAACCAGGACGATTTAATAATAAATTAATTGCATTACTGCCCGCGTCCAAACCTACATTATCAGATGGAAATGGGTCATCCTCAGCCTGTAAATCATCAAAAATATGACTATCTAACTGATTGCTAATTGGTCCTCCAAATCCATGTAAAGGTAACACTGCATTACTATCTTCAAATACATCAAACGATATCTGTGGTGCTGAAATAAACGAACGTAAGGCAGTTTTACCACCCATCATATTTGGTAATATTACATAACCATTAACTGACATTGTTAAAGTCATTCTCACATAACGTTCATTCTCTGTCATATCATTAAATGAAGTCTCAGTATTTACTTGATTACTCACAAATCCTGAAAACCAATAAGGTTTATCCGATTCCAACCTAAATTGTTGACTAACATTAATAGTATATGATTTAATAATCGTTTCGAAAATACGATTAGCTTCTTGCTGAAAGTTAGTCCAAATCGCAATTTCATAATTAGCTCCGACATAATTAATAGGTGGCATCTCAATTACTTCATAAATGTTATTAGAATTCAATTGAGGTACTAAACTCAAGTTCTTTTTATTTTTATCAACCTCGACTAATCCTTCTTCTTGCCCTAAAGTATTTTTGACGTTTTCCAGATTTTCCTTGTTTTTAAGTTGTTGTTCATAAAGATCTTCGGCCACAATTCTTCTTTTAATGACATGAGGTACCATAGCATTATCAGCTACACCTTTAGGAGGACTCTGTTCTAATGAAGTTCTAGAGATAGCTATCAAAGGTAAAATTAATGCGCCTGATTTATCTCTTAATGGTCTTTTCTTTCTTAAAATAGCAAAACGTTCACCCGTAGCAAAAATTACAGGAATACGTTTTCTTTCTCCATCTAATTCATAAAACAAAGGTATTTGATCATTAAATAAATTAAAAACCGATTTATCCATATCTTCAATCCCGCATGATGGAACCTGTAAACCTGTAAAATTAACACCTTCATATCCTGTCGCAACCGCATTAAAATCAATGTTATCTCTCGTAAATCTAGTTGTCATGGTTAATCTCCTTCACCATAAAATGATGATTTCACTGTATTAGGATTAATCTTACCAGGTTGAGGTTTAACTTGCTTCACGCCTGTAATTGGAGCTTCTAAAATACCATCTTTTTGTAACTGTCTGACATCACCCGTCGCCAAGCCTGTTGAAGTTGTAGCAACTCCGCGTTGTTGTTCAAATTCTTTTTGTACAGCATTCGCGTCAGTATACATTTCGCTAGTAGGCCCAAAGAACTTCTTATGAATAAGATTAATACGAGCTTGTTTCCCTTGCATCTTATATCCTGCAATTCTTTCAGTCTGCCCGAACATAATTTTCTCCACAACAATAGTAGTGGCTTCAAAGAAATAATCTCCAAATTGAAAAAAATCACCTTCATGTACTTCTAAATCTTTATCTCTCAAATCGCGAGGATGTAGAAATACAGTCACACTTTTAGTTTGTTCATAACCAAAATTAGTTAACTTTACTTCAGCAGGTTGCCATTCCACTAAACAATCAATTTCGATTGGTGGGTCAAAAGCTTTTTCTATACTTTCTTCATATAAAGCATGTGGATTAGATAAATCTTCTCTCACATGATAATAAAAGATTTTTTGACCAATCACGTCTTTAATAATCTCTTTAGTTAAGTCTGAAAATAAATCGGCTTCTTTCTCGGTAAAAAATAATCTTGCCATGTTCTTATCCTATCAAGAAGGGACCATTAGGTATTGGTATCTTCTTTAATAAATTTTGTAATTGATCGGCCTGAGCATTTTGGGTTTCCAAGATTTTAGTCATGGTCATTTTATCTAACATCTCTTTTAACTGCGTTCTTAATTTCTCTTGATCGTCACGACCACTAGAAATCATATCACTACCATTTAACTGCAAATCACCACCCGGAATTGGAATACTAGAAAACTTACTTCTCACAACACCTAACATTTCCTTGGCAATGGCTAAAGTAAACTCACGAATCCAGTGACGGGCGATAGAATTTAAATTATCATAAGGTAAATTACCGTATGGCACATTACTGATATTAGAGACGCCGTTAATCTTATCATCAGGAATATCAGGAGCAACAGGATTTGACGGAAAAGCAAATCTGATAAAAAGACTATACGGATGATCTTGTGTTGGTTTTGGATATATCCTGATGTTATTGCCGTGAATTTCATAACTATAATTTGAACGACGAATACGAT